CGTGGGGATGTGGAAATCGGGAAGAATTATGGAGAGTGTATCGAATGGGTACGAGAACAGCATGGTCTTTCAGTAGCCTAAAGACTTTTGAGCAATGCCCGAAAAAGTATTACCACCTGAAGGTAGCAAAGGACTACGAAGAAAACTTCAATACTGAAGCAATGCGGTACGGTAATGAGTACCACAAGGCAGCGGAGGATTACGTAGGTGGGGTAGTTAGCGAACTAGACCCACGATTTGATTACACACAAAACGTATTAGATAAGTTGTTGGCGATGTCGGGCGAGAAGCTCTGTGAATACAAGATGGGCATTACGTCAAACTTGGAACCTTGTGAGTTTTTTGCTGATGATGTTTGGTATCGAGGCGTAGCTGACTTAATTATTTTGGATAAAGACGCAGGGGTAGCCAGAGTTTTTGATTACAAGACGGGTAAATCTGCCAAGTACGCTGACGTAGGGCAGTTGGAGCTTATGACCCTGTGTGTATTCAAACACTTCCCTGAGATACATACAGTAAAAGCCGGGTTGTTGTTCGTTGTGTGTAACAAGTTAATTAAACAAACCTACGAAAGAAAAGACGAATCAAAGTTGTGGGAGAAGTGGTTAACCAAATATGGGATTTTAGAAAAGACCCTTGTAACTGATGTATGGAATCCGAGACCCACTGGATTGTGCAAGGCTCATTGCATTATACTAGAGTGTCCTCATAACGGGAGAAGGTGATGCCGTATACAAAAAAGAAACGTCCGTATAAAAAGGAGTACGAGCAACAGAAGAAGCGTGGTGAACATGCTGATCGTATGGAGCGGCAGCGTGCACGGCGTAAGATAGACAAGGAAGGTGTGGATAAAAACAAGAACGGCAAAGCCGACAAGCGAGAGGGCAAGGACGTTAGCCACAAGAAAGCACTGAGCAAAGGTGGCAAGAACTCTCATGGAACTAAGATAGAAAGCAAGTCCAAGAACAGATCGTTCAAGCGAGACTCTAAAGGGCGATTAGTTTCTGAAACTAGTAAACGCGAAAAGAAAAAGAAATAAACTGGAGAATGATGAGATGCAAGACGAAATACCTACAGTAAATTGTTACATACGTGGCAGACAATATGTCTTTGTGTGCGAAGAATGCGGAGGCAGGCATTACCACGGACTAAGTGGGGGAGAAGGGCATAGGTCTTCCCATTGTACCGTAGAGGGTGCGTACCCTAGAGGTTACAACTTAAAATACAGCCCAGAAGAAGATTTAAGGAGCCTCTGCGTTACTGGTGATCATCCGGAAGCCATTGAAAATAGAAACGAACTTCTAGCAATGGCTGCTAAGTATCCAGATAAACTAGTAGGGTAACTTAAATGCGAGTAGTTGATAACAGGGGTTTACGCCTGCGGGTTCGTGACCCCCAGAAAATCACAACAGCCATACCGACTAGCCGTGATCTCGGCAACAACGAAGTTTTAGTTAAGTGGGGCGTAGATGAAGCACGAGTGCTACGCAACCTTAACGTCAAGAATGTACCGTCTCCAATACTAGGTCAGTACGATTGGCCGGGGCGTTACAAACCTTTCGAGCATCAAAAGACTACATCATCCTTTCTTACACTAAATAAGAAAGCGTTTTGCTTTAACGAACAAGGTACAGGAAAAACTGCCTCTGCTATCTGGGCTGCTGACTTCTTACTCAAACAAGGGGTTATTAACAAAGTACTGATTATTTGCCCTTTGTCGATTATGGATTCTGCATGGAGGGCTGACCTGTTTACCTTTGCTATGCACCGTAGTGTGGATATAGCGCACGGGGCAAAAGATAAACGCCGTAAAATAATCTCAGGCGACTCAGACTTTGTGATTATTAACTATGATGGCGTCGAGATAGTAGAAGATCATATACAGATGGCCGAGTACGATCTAATAATTGTAGATGAAGCCACACATTATAAGAACGCAAATTCAAAACGCTGGAAAGTACTTAACAGAATAATAAAACCCGACACATGGGTGTGGATGATGACGGGTACTCCTGCTGCTCAGTCCCCCCTTGATGCTTTCGGGTTAGCCAAAATGATTAACCCATTAGCTGTACCGCGCAGTTTTTCTTCGTTCCGCGAGATGGTTATGCACAAAGTGACCCAATTTAAGTGGGTTCCTAAAGACAATGCTGTAAATAAAGTACATGCAGCATTACAGCCAGCAATACGGTATACGAAAGAACAATGCCTCGACTTACCAGAAATGACGTACGCCAAGCGTGAGATCGAACTAACAACACAACAGAACAAATACTACAAAGCTATACGCAGTCACATGCTAACAATGGCGGCTGGAGAGCAAGTTACTGCACCAAACGCCGCTGTAACTATGAATAAGTTACTGCAAATATCTTGTGGTGCAGTCTACGCCGATAGTGGAGAGACGGTAGAATTTGATATCAAGAACCGATACAAAGTACTGAAGGAAGTTATTGATGAGACAAGCCAGAAGGTTTTGATCTTTGTGCCCTTTAAGCACGTCATCGACATACTATCTGAGAAACTTTTTAAGGACAAAATATCTAACGGCATCATTCGGGGGGACGTAAGTGTTTCAAAGCGCACCCAACTGTTTAAAGAATTCCAAGACACGGACGACCCCAGAGTCCTAATAATACAGCCACAAGCCGCAGCGCATGGTGTCACCCTTACCGCAGCAAACACTATCGTATGGTGGGGGCCAGTGGCTTCCCTAGAAACTTATGCTCAAGCTAATGCACGCGTGCATCGGTCTGGGCAAAAGCATCCTTGTACAGTCGTACAGTTACAAGGTTCCCCGGTTGAGAAAAGAGTATACAAACTACTTGACCAAAGAATAGATGTGCATACAAAAATAATAGATTTGTACAATGAAGTACTTGAAATGTAAAAGCACTGTACATATAATCAATCCTCCTAATTAAAATATAAAGGAGAACGATGTAATGACCGAAGCTGAAGAAGTTGGTTTAGACCGTCTTGTTGACGCTTGTATAAAAATCCGTGATCGAAAGGCTGCTATTACTAGTGAAATGAACACTAAGCTTAGTGCGCTCGACGAGAAGCTGGATAAATTTAAACAAGTGCTCAACGAACATTGCGAATCTACTGGCGCTGAGTCAGTACGGACTGCAACAGGTACTTTCTACCGATCAGTTAGAACCAAGTTTTGGACTTCTGATTGGGAGAGTATGAACAAGTTTATCATGGAGCATGGTGCTATGGACTTGATGGAGAAACGCCTTCATCAAACCAACATGCGTACCTTCCTTGAGGAGAATCCTGACAAACTACCGCCCGGTCTAAACGCTGATAGCGAATACACTATAACTGTACGGAGGAAAAAATAGTGTCAGATACAAAGTACGTTACTTTGGATGAACTAGCTGCACACGTAGGTGTCAAAGTGTCTACGGTTAGGCAGTGGGTAAAGCGCGGGTTCGTCCCGCGTGAGACTTATATAAAGGCCGGTAATACCTACCGTTTCTGTGTGGAAGATGTAGTTGCTGCACTGCGGAAGGAAGAACCAAAGGGTAAGTATGAAGCAGCAGTTGAGAAAGCCGCAGATAACTTACACGAAACAACTGCTACAGATGTTCCACTGGAGGGCGAGGTTTTACCGCCTTCTGAAATAGAAGACTTGCTAGCGGAGCTAGATGATGACATCTGATGGGTTGCCTGATAGCTATAAGAACTTGTTTTCTAAGTTAAAACCAGAGGCTTCAAAATCAGATATCAATCGGATAAGTATTCGAGAGAATGCGTTTCGCAAAGTAGTTAGTGGTAAAGAAACGGAGGTATTGGAAAGCAGTGTTTTAAAACTTGTAATAGTAAAGACTGCACCAATTTCCAGAATGTATTATGCTGGGCAGTTCGTGCCCGGCGAACACAACCCACCCACTTGTTGGTCTGACGATCATGCAAGTGGGAGACCTTCTAAGAATGTTCTTGAAGGTAAACAACACATTACATGTTTTGATTGTAAGCAAAACATAAAAGGTTCCGGACAAGGTAACTCCCGTGCGTGTCGGTTTCGGCAACGCATTGCGATCATGCTAACTGACGATGATGGTGAGCTTACTGATGATACGGTGTACCAACTTGACCTTCCGTCTACCAGTATTTTTGGTAGCGATCAAAAGAAGATGTCAATGCAAGCGTTTGCAAAGTATTTGAATAGCAACAAGACGCCAATAGCTACTGTTCTTGTAGAGGCTAGGTTTGATGAAGACTCACACATACCTAAACTTTATTTTAAAGCAGTGCGCCCTTTGGAAGAAAATGAAATTTTAATTGCGATGCACGCGCAGAAAGACCCAGACACTAAGGAATTAGTGAAACTTGTTTTTAAATCTAACGCCTCACAGAACAACAATACTGAAAGTGTATTCGACGTTGTTGAAGGGGAAGGAGTATACGTTCAAGAGTAGTACTGTAATACCTAACCTTGGCTACAAAAGCCAAAGCAATTTAATCCTTGTTAATACGAGAGCGATATGAGCAAAAATACTTTTATGATACGCGGCGTGGAGGCGTTATACCCACGACTAGACCAGCCTTACCATTTCTCATCTACAGGCGGTAAGAGCGGTAAGGGCGGCACTGTACCTTGTGCAGCTACTGACCAAGGCGCTGAATACAGCATGAGCTTTAAGATGGACAAAGCGCAAGCTAAAGAGCTACTAGCTGCTATGACTAGCGCCTACGAAGAAGCACGAGAAGAAGATTGGCCCGGCTTATCTATGCCGTTTAAGAAGCCTGAAGATGGCGGTATTGTAGGTAAGGCTAAGATAGCTGCTTCTTACAAGAACCCACCTAAGCAATTCGACGCTGCAACTAAACCTTTGCCCGATGATTTTCAACTCACTACAGGTAGTATTGTAAACTTGTTTGTAGAGTTGATCCCCTATAGTGGTGGTATGGGTAGCAGCGTGTCTCTACGGTTGCGGCAAGTACAAGTTATTAAACTTAAAGAGAACACTCAGGGTTCTGTGTTTGATAAGCAAGAAGGGTTCACTCAATACGAAGATAGCATGTTCGATGCTGTTTCAACTGATGCCCCCAAAGAAGCTGCTAAAGAACCAGAAGAACCAGAAGAACTAGAAGAACCAAAAGTTCGTGAGACAAAGAAAAAACCACCGGCTGATGATGATTTATCTTCGATGCTTGATGAGTTTGACGATTAATAACTTTTGTTCCTTTAATTTGAGACGCCCTTCGGGGCGTCCTTTCTCTACGACATATGACTTATGGATACTCGACAGTTTTTAAATACTGTCTTAGGAAACGAGGGTTTTTATTGCACAGTCGGAATGAAAGATGGGATTGATGTAAAGTTTTCAGAAACAAAAGAAGATGCTCTATCCCATATAAATACTGCTAATGATAATGACAATAATGTGTATGTAGCTCTAGCTACGTTTAACACAGAAAAGCGCGAAAAGAACAATGTTAAGCAGTTAAAGACTTTATTTCTCGATATAGATTGCGGTGAAGAAAAAGACTACCCAACTAAGACAGAGGCTTACGCAGCCTTAAAAGAGTTTATAAAACGCTACACCCTACCAAAACAATCTATCCTTGTTGATTCAGGGCGTGGTTGGCATGTTTACTGGGTGTTAGATAAACCGTATGGCAAAGACGAATGGGTTGCCGTTGCGGAACAATTAAAGAGAACCTGCAAACATGCAGGGTTTAAAGCAGACGTACAAGTTACTGCGGATGCCGCTCGGATATTACGCGTACCGGGGACACGCAACCACAAGACTAGCACCCCTTTAGATTGCACTGTGTATAACCACAATGATGGCGTAGTTAGTTTGGAAGAGTTTTCATCCAAGCTGCCAGAAGATTTGATACCAGTTCTTTCTACACAAGAATTTTCAGAAGAAGATCAGGAGGATATGAAGAACGCTCTGGGCAACAGAGTGATAAAAAGATTTGAAGTACTGTTAGATAAAACAGTAAACGGTACGGGCTGCGCTCAGATAGACAGAGCCATACGTGAGCCTGATTCAATAAGCTACGCGTTGTGGACGCACGTTATGTCCATAGCAAAGTTCTCCGATATAGATATAAGCGATGCGCGTGGTATGGAGAACGTACACGCTATATCTAGTGGGTATAAAGATTACACCGAAGAAGAAACAAATAACGTAGCGCGTACCATCGAGGCACCGCACGGTTGTGCAAGGTTTGAAGAAGAGTACCCAGAGGGTTGTGAAGGTTGCCCACACAAGGATAACGACAGGTTTAAAAGTCCGATAAGTCTAGCCGTAGTTCCAAACGAGGCGTCTGAGGAAAGCTACACAGTAGAAGTTCCAGACAATAGTGAGGTTGCGTTAGACACAAAGAACACGGAAGCCACACCTTCTACAGTAACTATCCCCAAATATCCGAAGCCGTATTTCAGATACGAAGGCGGCGGTATAGGGCATAGAGAGATAAAAGATGGCAATACTGAGGTGAGGGAAATACTCAGTACTGACCTGTATATCATACGCAAATTACGCGACAGGGTAGCTGGGACTTCTTTTATATTTCGTCACCATACTAAGCGGCATGGTATACGGGACTTCATGATACCGGCTTATAAACTTGTTGGTAGGGAGACATTTAAAGTAGAGCTGACTAAACGTGGTGTTTTCACTATGAATCCTGCGCTACTTATGAACTTTGTAGCGGCTCTTGTAGATCACGCTGAAGAACATATGGACGAGCATACTGTAGCTGAGCAGTTTGGTTGGACTGAAAATAACAAGTCTTTCATTCTAGGAGATCGAGAGATTTTTCCTAAAGAAATTAAGCCTAACTATCCTAGTTCAATAACAGAGGGGTACTTTGCTCATTTTGATAAGGCCGGGACTTTAAAAGAATGGAAAAAAATCCCTAAGTTTTTTGATAAGCCGGGGTTTGAACCCCACCAGTATATGTTTGCTATGTCATTCGCTGCACCATTGATGATCTTTGCACCAAAGATAGCTGGCAGTATCTTTCATTTGAAAAGCACTGAGTCCGGCTTTGGTAAGTCTACTGGTCAGTTTGCTGGGGCTTCAGTATGGGGTAACCCTTCGTTGGTAGTACAGAAAGGGGAGGATACGTTTGCTTCTGTGTGGAAAGTTACAGAGACATACAAGAATATCGTTGTGTACTTAGACGAGTTGTCTAATAAAGAGGGTAAAGACCTTAGTAGCTTTGCTTATGCAGTCAGTCAGGGTATGCAAAGGAATCGTTTGCGGGGTAACTCTGGGGAGACTGTAGAGCGTTACAGAGGCAAGCCGTGGGCTACTCTGGTACCGACAAGCGGTAATACAGGCATCCTCGACACCATATCAGCCGACTTTAGACAGCATCCGAAAGGAGAAGCGCAACGTCTGTTAGAAGCGGAAACTTTGGTAAAACTCAAAGAAGATGCTGACACTACCAAAGAGGGCATCGAATTAAATCAGTTGTTAGATAACAACTACGGGGAGGCTGGAGAACTTTATATACAGAAGTTAGTGAAGAATCAGAAAGCTGCTGAAGGTTTGTTGCTTACTTACGTCAATAAACTCATAGAGCGTACGGGGCTAACAGCACAAAATCGCTACTGGTTATGGCAAGCCGCCGCTGCATTAACTGGAATGAGTATTGCACAACGGATAGGGCTGCATGATCTTAACGTAGCCAACCTAGAAGATTGGGTATGTAAAATGCTACGGAAGGCGCGTAGCGACACCACTGCTGCTGTAGTGGATATAAGGGACATACTTGCCCAGTACCTAGCCGAAAACAATCGCAACGTAATAAAAATAGATAGTACGGAATCTACGGACGACCCAGAGCTATCGGTCTATGCAACAGAGTATGAAAAACCTTTATACAAGATTGTAGCTAGGATAGAGGTGGACACTAATGTGATGTACATGTTGCCTACCCCGTTCAAGAAGTGGTGTGGTCAGAGAAAGCTGGAATACAGCCACATGCGGCGTCTGATAATCGAAGATTTAGGGGGCAGGGATGCTAAGTACAGGCTGAGCACCGGCATACCGGGGCTTAATTTACCGCCCACGTATGTTATTAAATTGGATTGGAGCGAGGAAAAGACCGTAGGGACGTCAGAAAAAGACGATATGTAGTAGTTCTACGTTGTTCTACTACACTATATTGTGGTACATTGCGCTCTCATCGTTCTCGTAGAGAGATCATTGCCCTCCTTGTGGGGGCATTTTTTTACAAGAAATAGTCGTCTTCGCCCAGAAGCTCTAAGCGGCTACGTAGTACTTTCTCGTACCTACGCTGACTCACTGTAATACCACCCAACATTCTAGCCATTTCACTGGTGATTCTATGCTGTCGGAGTGATCTAGCTTTGGTGTCTCCGGTGATCCTGACTTCAGGGTTTCGCCTGTTAAATTCGTTTATTTCCTGATCTACATCACGGACACCTTCAAAGTCACCGACTCTGTAAGCCATGTACCTTTGACGGAGAAGCTTTGTTTTTCTTTGGTTAATGTTTCTGTCTTTACGTTTTTCTACACCACTTATCTCTAAAGACTTGGTGTAACCCGCTGGGGCAAATCCAAATAATTGTCCGGCCAACACTAAAGGACTTAAATCTTGCGTGATTGGATCACCTCGTAATGTAGTCGCACCGCCGTCTCTAGCGTAACGGAAACTCTTTGCAAAACCAGATATAGCGGAGGGAGCTACTGATTCAAATGCTCGATCAGCGTAACCCTCTTCAAGCAATCTTTTAGCTCCAAACATCCTAGAGAATATACCCCCAAGAGGGCCACCTCCTAGGTCAAGAACAAGTTCAGCAAAACTTTCTGTTTCTTTATTGGGTAGAGTTCTGTGGATAAGATTAGTCATACCTATACGTGGGGCAATATCTAGTCCAAACATAGCATTCAATACGCCAGAGTACGGCCCTTCACCAAGTTGTCTAGCTACTATAGTCTCTGCATCGTCATCTTCATCATCTAACAAGAACAGGTTTGCTAACCCGGTGGCAACCCCATACAAAGGCAAACCCTGCGCTCCTGCAAGCAACCCAGACATACCGAACAACCCAACTATCTGTTTCTTAGCCTCACCCTTTTCATCTTTGTTGAGAGGGCTTCTACGAAAGGCAAGTCGGGCCATTTTCATTTGCAGATACGCCATAGAGATACCAAATCGCTTATACATAAGCAGGACACTGCCTATATCGCCTTGCGCTATCTTAGGTGCGGTATCTATCAAAGCACCACTGTTAGTATGCTCTATGTCGAGCATGACTTGGTTTATTATTTCTGTTCGTTCTTCGTCTGTTAAAGTATCACCACGCCCTGCTTTCTTGTTGTCGGCTATCTTCTTATCTACTGCCAGTTTATACGCAGCTATTGCCGTGACTTGCCTGTTAAAACGCTCACCCTGATGAAACATAAACCCAGATACAGCGTTAACAGTAGTTTGTATTCTGTCAAACTTGTTACCAGTAGGATTATCTATGTCTATCATATCACCTACTGTCGAAGCGTTTGCAGCCCCTCTGTCATCTAACGCTCTTACAAGCTGCCCCAGACCGGGGTACTTTTCAGTTACTTCGTTGGGTAGATTATCAGTATTCAGATTGGTGAGGTTGGGGCCATCAAACTTAGTCTCTCCTTCTCCGATACCTTCAAACGTATCTGCTTTTCTCCTCATGCCTGTACCCATGTACAGCTTAGTAGCATCGAACAACGCTTTCATAGTATTGCGGTAGCCGTATTTACCCGCCAAGAAAGGCAGTACGACAATCGGGAGAATAAAAGAGTTAACCAATGCGGAAGACAAATTAAGCCCCAGAGTATACATAAACCCAAAGCCTTTAAGTCGTCGCGCCCACGTACCAACTTGTGGGTTTTTAGCAAACTTTATGTAGCCTTTCGCCTGTTCAGATACTTGATCGGCAAACTCATAACTTTCGGAACCCACCAATTTATTCTTTGCGAGTTCTATCGCGTTCTCTCTATCGTTAAGAGGTACATCAAACTTTAAGTTATCTACTTGCCCCATGAACGCTGGCATACGCTCACTAAACACTTCTATTGCGTCAATCTCTGCGCCGTATACATCCTTTCTTTTTCTAAAAGAACTTTCCAAAGCACGTTCAGGTAGGGCATTTAGCATGGCGTCTTGTACGATAGTGCTTATCGCGCTACCAGCAGCTTGTACGTTTGCCACTATAGCGTCAGCTTCCTCTTGGCTCTTACCTTCTGCTAAAGCATCTTGTTTGGCTTTCTCTGCCGCAGCATAGCGCCTACTTAAAATATCTGCATACAACTTGTTAGCCCAACGTATGTCTACGCTTGTTGCTTCTGTTTTAGCGCCAGTGGGTCGAGTAGCAACAAGAGGTTCTAACGCAGTTTCAAACTCTGCATCTTGTATTTCTTGTGCAGTAGGTTGTCTTCCCTCTGCGTTAGCGCGTGCAACAACTTCGGCTCTACCGCGCTCCCTTGCTTCTACTATGGTGCTTTCTTTGCTTGTTAATAAGTCTTGTCTGAGTTGAGGGTCAGTCCTCAAAGCTTGTATGTATTCGTCTCGCTGCTTTCTAGTTGTAAAAGCAACTTTATACTGCTCGACACCTTTAGTTAATTTGTCAAACCCTTGATGGTTAACCCAAAAATCACCTTTTCTAAACAAAGGAAAGTACGGTTCAATAGATTCTTTGTTAAGTAGGTCAAGAAGAATCTTGTCTTTGAAATCTTTCTTTATTGCTTTTTCTTGTTCTGAATTGCCCGGTACTTTGTCTATTCGTTTTAGCAACGTCGAGCGTAGTTCGGAATATGCAGTAGCGTAGGCGTTCTTTAAAGTTACGTAAGCTCGCTGTGCTTCAGGGTCTAACTTGTTCCACTCAGCAAAAACTAAATCAAAATCTTCCAACTTACCGTCACTAGGATTAGTAATTGCTACTTTAGTATTTTTATCAACGTCTTTAAGTTTCTTTACTTCTGCATCCCTTGCTTCTTTTGACATAGGGGCAGAACGAAACTCACTACCGTCTTCTCTTACGTAGCTGTAACGAAAACCTTCGTAATACTGCCTAGCAGTGAATCCCTTAGACTTACCTGTAACAAGATCAATATTAGCTGAAGGGTCTACACGTTTAAGCGTGCTCTCCATGATGATAAGATTAAACAACGCACGTTGTTTTGGCCCAAGTTTTTCAAATACCTTGTTAAGTTCTTTGGTAGTGTCTTTTACTTTACGTAAGTATTTTTGCCGCGAGCCGTTCTTTAACTGAATTACTTTAAAAAGTTCATCAAGCTGTTTACCCAAATCCTGCATAAGCGGGTTCTGGTGATCTTTTATAAAATCAGCTATAGAGTTTAAAGGCAGTATGTTTAAGAACCACTGGTTCTTTTGATTAACAAAATCTGGTTGATCTATAAGCTTGTTGTACAGACTTATATCTGCTTTGGGTACAGCCCCACTTGCGTAAATACCTATTGTTTCATTGAGTATTTTGCGCTCGTTCTCTGCGGTCACTTCCATATTCAAACGCGCAGCATCTCTGAACTGCGGTGCGGGCGACATCATTTCACCCACTAAGTTGTCTACCGCGTTCTTTGCAGACTCTACTTTCTTGAAAGGTAAACCTCTAAACCTACGTATCAAGTTTTCTACTATATTTTTGAGACGCTCCAGCACTCCCAGCTTATTACCTTTTGTATCCATAGAGGCAAGTTTTGCTTGGAACTCAGGGTTAGAGAAAGCCTCTGCTATGAACTCATCTAGGTTGGTTGCACCGTATGCCGTATCTAGTCTGTCCCTTACGTCATCAAAAAGTTGCTGTAACTGTCTGGTTACGGGGCTACTCTTGTTTGCTATTTCGTGTGAAGTAACAGCGTGCAGTGCTTCGTGTAGCAGTACATGAGTGGTTGGCACCATGTCTGCGTTTAGTATGATGGTATTAGTTTTAGGGTCAAACGTGCCAGCCAGCAATTTGCCTTCGGGCGACATCAGGTTGGTTTCAAACGTAATTTTTGTGTTGCCGTCTTTTATCAATGCGGCACTAATTGCCTTAGCGGTTTTAGCAACATCTTTACTGGTAGTAGTCGCTGCCAGTAGGTCTAACCCTTCAGTTAGCTTACCGTCTTTTAGCAGTTGGCCTATTTCTGGGTCTAGCGCCATAGTCGTAGACGCTATAGATACAGCCAGTAAGTTTTTACGTCCTTTGTTGTTTAAGGTGTCTATAACCTTATTTAATTTTACTTTTGAATCCTTAGATAGATTTGCCACAGCCCAGTCTACATCAGCCCTAGCACCATCTTTTCCATCTACAAAATCTTTTGCTGTCTTCTGTATCCAAGCATCAACACTAATGTCAGTGTCTGCTCTTGTTTCTATTTTATTCTCGTCAGATGCAAACTCCCCCTCACGCGCAGCCATTTGCTCATCGCCCATAGCATCAGGTTCTAAGTTTTCATCAAGGGCGTTGTTAGTAAGTGGTGCCTCACCGCCCGCTTTCGCCTGTATTCGTCGTTCTAGGTCTGCTTTCTTTTCTTCAAAATCAAGTTGTTTTTCAAAGTCATCATAAGAGTCAGTTGTTTCTTTTGTTTCTGCTGTTAATTCTTGTGCTGCTGGTTGTGCTGCTGTTGTTTCTTGTGCTGCTGTTGTTTCTTGTGCTGCTGGTTGTGCTGCTGGTTGTGCTGCTGGTTGTCTACGCGTGCCCCTACTCTGCGCTTCGGGTGTTATACCACCGCGTGGGCCAACCATAGGAACTTGTTCTTGAGGCTGCGATTCAGAACGCTCTAGCGCACGCTGTTCTGTAGCTATTTGTTGAGCAAGGTCTGCGCCTATAACAGCATCTTGTGCAGCTTGATCTCTAGGTTCCATACCGGGCATTTCTAATTGCGCTTGCCCTTCTACTGGAACTCCTCTTGTTAGTTCTGCTTGTAGGGCCGCCTGCATAGCAGTAGGAGTGCCTTCGGGTAGACTAGCAGCACGTTCTACTGCGGCCTGTTGTGCAGCTTCTTGTTTTGCTTTTAGCGTTGCTTTTAGTTCAGCTTGTCTTTGCTGTTCAGCCCGTTGCTCAAACGCTATATCTTGCTCTTCGCGTTTTATGCTTTCCTCTACGGCTTCTTCTATTGTTAATTGCTCAGGTGCCGCTCCACGAGCAATTTGCTCCATCTCAGGAGCTACTTCTAATGCTTCTTGCTGCGCGGTTTCTCTTTCTACAGCTTCAAAAGTAGGGCGAAACGCAGGTTCGTTAAGTAAAGCTACAGCACTTCTTTTGTTTTCAGGCTTAATGCGAGGGTTATTGGCATATTCAACTACAGCCCCTACTGCTGTCCTAGCTTGTGTAGGATCAGCTAAATCTAAACCTGCAATCGTTTTACCTAATTTTGTACTAGCCCCAATATTAAACGCCGCTAAATCTTTTGCGCTGTACGTTGTTTTAGGTTCTCCAGTTGGTAGGAGTGTCTGGGGTAGGTCTAACTGTGGGGCTTCTCTGCGTAACCTATCTGCTTCTGCAAAAAGAGCTTCTTGTTGCGCTATGGCTTCTGCATCTACATCAGAGGGTGTTTCAGCCAGTTCCGCTAGATCAATCGTAGTATCTTGTGTAGCTTCTTCCGTAGGTGCTTCTACAAACGTAGTATCTCTAAGGCGTTCTGCTTCTTTTCTAGCTGCTGCTCTGCCAGTTACACTGCCGATTGGGCCAAGTGTGCCGCCCACTGTGGCTGCGAGGTACGCAGCTTCGCCGTATTCTGCTATGGCTTCTGGTGACAATAAATCCAGACCAGCCTGTGCTCTTTCCAGAACTTGTTGTGCCATTTCTGTGGGCATTTCCGCAGCGGCACCAGTGGCAACACCCCGGCCTATTGCACCTACGCGGCGCTCACCTTTTCTTAAACTTGGTAGCAGTTTTTCATTTGCTGCTTTGACTAACTTATCCGCGTCTTTGGCAGCGTCTCCAACTTCGTCAAGTTGTTTACCTATTACTTTGCCTACTACACCTCTGCCCAGTATAAAATATTGCCCTATCAGTTCCGGCACAGCCTGTAGTGCCGCAGTGCCTACTGCTTTACCTGTGTCAATATCAACAGGACGTCCTTCGGCTATATCTGCTTCTGCCTGACGTTCGATATTGTAGCCAGCGAACTGCGGTATGAGAGACGCAAGTGCGCCCAAACCGCCACCTATTACTGTACCGACACCGGGTATAAAAGAACCTAAAGCTGCACCTGCTGCTGTAGCCCCAAGTTGCGGTACTTGCCCCGCTACTGCTCGTGGTATCTGTCCTAGCGCGGTTCCAACGGTAGGTAGAATACCTTCGGCGTCTCGTACAGCTTGGAAGGATGGGCCTTCACCATACTTTTGAGCGATGTCTTCACTACGCTCTAGTGCAGCAAGGGCTGCTGCTTCATCATCACCTAGCACGGCTCCAGCAGTAGTGCGGAAAGCTGACGCGAGTGATTCCGCGCCACGCATAAGCTCCCCACCGATAGTGCTCTCAGGTGGAGGCGGGGGTTGAGTTACGTCTATACCTTCTTGGCGTCTGTAATAAGCACGTTCAGCTAATGTTGCACCTTGCTCTCTGGTGGTGCCTTTTGGGACGTAGAAGTCAAACTTTTCCCCAGATGGGGCTGTGCCTTTTACGATGGGCATTTATTATTCCGCGCCAGTTTCCGATATGTCAGTATCAAATGCACCTACTTCGCCTTGAGTTTGCCTTACTGCTTTCATTAGTTCATTTAACCTACTGTTTGTAGCTGCTCTCATTTCTGCTGCTAACAAATCTGGATTATTGCCGTATTCAATCTGCAAATCCTGCATTTTCGTGTTGAATATCTCGTCTCTTCCGGTTACCAAATTATCCAACATAGATTCAGCAAGTTTTCTGTCGTCTTTTGCATAGTTTTCTATTGCGGTTTGTTGAGCCTCAAACAACATTCGTCTATTGTCCGCGTTTAGCTTAGCCAGAGCCGCATTGTAGTCTTGTTCTATACCATACCGTTGGCTAGCGATCTTGGCAGCTTCGATAGCTTCTTTAGAGGCTAGAGCTTCGCGGCGTTGGTCTTCGGCCATCAGACCTCGTAGCCCACCGCCTAACGCACCTGCTGTACTTGTTTGTCCACCACCGCCAGCTAGGAAAGCCTGTAGGCGACCAATATCTACGTTGTCGAAAAGACCTTTCTTTTCTTCTGGCTCTTCAGGCCGTACAGGGCCAGTTTGTAGTTGTCGCAAAACATCCCCCAACGTGGGGTCAGTAATAAACTTCTGCTCGTCTTTTGGTCTAGCTGGCCCCGCAGTAGCTTCGTCATACTGCTCTTTAGTTACATCAATAGGAGCGGGAGGCGTCTCTCGTCTTTCCAATGCACGGTTTATTAAACGCTGTTGTCCTTCTTCACGCGTCATGGCGTTAAGCTGTTGGGGAGTAAGGCGTTCTTCTTCCGGCACGTTATACCTAGCTCTGCGTATTTCTGCTTGGCTAGGAAAATCAAGTAGTTCTTGTGGAGACATAGCGTCAGGGTCTTGATACAGCTCCTCTTCTCCCAAGCCACCTGTTATACCACTAAGAAGACGGGAAATTCTGCTACCCAAACCTAAAGGCTCCCCGGTTTCTGGGTCTAAATATGCCCTACCAACATTACTGTTTACACCTCCACCGGGGGAAAACGCAGTAATTTCAGGCGGTAAGGTATTAGCAGGGTCTACCTCATCTATCATATCTTGAGACCGCGCTAACATCTTTATGTAGTTAGCTGCTCTACGTGCTTCCTCTTCTTTGGCTTCTTGCTGCTTCCTGCCTACCATCTGTAGGTATTGCAGACCGCCCATAGCACTACCGTCGCCTCGATTGACGTACTCGCGTGCTTTAGGAAACATTTGAGAAAACTGTTCTGCACGGGTGGGAGGGCCAGATACAGCCGCTCTTGGTGCTCTGTCATCAGGGCGAGGCATAGGCATTGTCGACGTAGAAGTCTCACGCTCTCTATTCCTACCCATTTGACCAAGACTGTCTGTTACGGGGGTGCCTGTACCTCTACCGCCGAGCACATTTCCCCTACCTATACGCTTTTGCTCACCGGATAATCGACTTTCGTCTGCGGCGTCGCTTGTGCCCCCAAACTCTATAGACCGAATGTAATTCATTATTCTGTCTAAGAGGCCACCATCTTTGTACCCAACAATACCGCCATCGCGCATACGAATATTAGGCGCAGGCTGTGTAGGGATGCCCATAGCTTGGCGTTGCATAGCCTGTGAATCACGGGCAGCTTTCATCTGTACTCCCGGCATTACTGAACGCATCATGTCATTCTTGGTAACTTGTGCGTTAGACATGTCGAGTTGATCTCTAACTGTACCTGCCGGGGCTTGTGTAGCCGCTTGCATAGCATTTCGTGCTGACGCGTAATCATTGCTCACTTTTTGAGCAACAAGTAAGTCCATAAGACTTTTGCTTTGCGCGTACCGTTGCTGTGCTGCTTGAGGGTTACCACCAACAGCCATTTCTCTCATTCTTAATTCTGTGTCTATGCCAGCCATTGTTAACCCCTAATTAAACAGACCCATAGTATCGAGTAGACCCAAAATACCACCGGCACCGCCCATAAATTGACTAAAACCGCTGGGTTCAGCATACTGATACGTCTGCGTAGATATCGGCAGACCTTGTAGTAACGACTGCCTGAATTGAAGTTTCTTAAAAGGGTCGTCTCGTTCTTCTCGAAACTGTGCGATGTCTGCCGCAATGCCTTCTTGCTCTATACCGCGTTGTTCAGCGCCTGCTTGTCGTTGTGTACCTAGCACATCTAAGCCATATCCTCTTTCTTTGCCGAGCAAATCTACTGCCTTATCGTAGGCTTGTTGGTAACCCTGTCCAGTAAGACCCGCCATACGATCTAATAGGCCGCGTTGTAATTCAGCTTCTGCAATACCTTGACGCGAACCACCGTAGGCTCCTGCTCTGCCGTACTGGCTTTGGAGGTTTTGGGCAGCTATATCTGCTTGTCTTTGCGCGGCTTCAAGCTGCGGGTTAAGTGCCTGTTCTATATAAGGATTCATCAAGCTAGCAATTTGTTCCTGCGTAGTTGGCGCACCCTGTTGCATGGGTTGCGTGGGTTGCTGTTGAGTCATTCCTGCAATCGTACCTAACCCACCGGACTGAGAAATTGTCCTAAAACGCTCAAGCTCTTCTTGCGTAACAGGTCGTCCTTCTTGTAGTGGCCTATCATCTGGCCCTAGCGGCTCTGCTACCATAGCTAGCCCACCGGGCTGAGATGCGGGTCTACTGCGTTCCCCTATTTGTTGGATTTCTAATGGAAGATCTTGCAGACTATCCCCCGGTTTTGCCCCAAAACCGCGATAAGTAGGAACCGCTGGGAAACCACTCGAACCCCCATACCCCATACCAGCTCCAGTAAGAGTGCTAGGCATAACAAGGCTTCCAATCCCTTCGTAAGCTTTAGCTTGTAACTCAGAAGGTCCAGCCGTAAGAGCGCCGGTATAAGCCTGATATGGCATAGAGGCAAGAGCCGCCCCACGTCCAAGCATTTCTCCTACATA